AACGTTATCAGATTCTGAAGGATTACTTGCATCAAAAATCAAAAGATATTTATCTAAACTAGACATTAAAACTCCTTATTTATATTAGTCTTTTACTATTGTATTTGTTATAAAGTCCAGCCATGGAATTCTACAATATTACCAGCTATAGAAGACTGAACAAAAAGCGATACAGAATCAGTTCTTACATTATCTACAGTATAAACAGATCCTTTATATACTGTTAGATACTGAATTGCAGACTGTCCTAGATCAAAAGCAAGTTTAAGGCTCGACAATCTAGGTTTTAAAAAGAATATGGTGGTATTGTCAGGAACTTCAATTTCATATTCGGTATCAGCTAATGGCATAGTGATGTTTAATACAAAAGGAGTTTTGGCAGCATTTGTAAGGCCTTCTGTATTTAGAAGGTTAACATCTACTCCGCTTGGATTAATTAAATTTACGTCTAACCCTGTTTTAGGACCATTGGAAGTGGCTGTTACTAGCGGCCCACCGCCGCCTACTCTAATAGAGTCATCATCTTGGGATATAGCAATTTCAAGAGCATCTTCAGGAAATGCTACTTCAGCATCTACACGTATCCTATCTGTACTTTCCTCATATACTTTTTGAATGATTTGTTCTGGATCTAGTAATGATCTAGGATTACTTCCCATATCATCTCCAGACTATAATAAAAAATAGCACAAGATTAATAGTGACACTTAGCCCAATATAAATCTTTAATTTTCTTACTAAAGAAAGCCGCTTATGCCGGAATACCGTCCTTACAGATCGGGTTCCCGGTGCTTTGTATAATAAAGTAGCCATATTGTCTACTCATATTAACGAATAGACATAACTTTTGTATACAAGTATTTTGCTTATTGGCCAGTATTTTGAATCATGCCTTCAGATGCTGTAATAGGAGCATCTTGGAAAGGTGCTGGAGGCTTAGGCATTGACGGCATGGCTATATTTGCAGCTTCTTGGGCTCCTGTAGGAGGTTGCTGCTCTATTTGAGCTATATTACCAGGTGGTATAGAAGAGGATGGGCCACCTTGAGGTGCTCCTTGAGGAGCCATTTGGTTTAAAGCAGATTGTAAAGGAGGTTGATTGGTCACTTCGAGTACTGTAAAGCTAGCTGGATTGCTTAAGATATTAATGTGCTCTTGAATATGATCTAAAACAATCTTCACTAATCTAGGATCGCTACGTAGTTGAGGATCAGCTAGTAAAGCTTTATGTTCTTGAATATGCACTCTGTGTTGGTCAAATGCCACAGCGACACCAGGTTTGCCATCCATCATCCATTCATTTTCTGCACGAATGTACAGAGTTTCTGCTTGGACGCCTTCAATCATCGTGTCTAGTTTGCCAGTATTAAGTACTGTAAAATAATCATCAACATTCTTAATTAGCTGCATTTGTAGTAGTTGATTGGCAATTTCAAGTCTACCTGCCGTAGTTTTAGATAAAGGGTTAGCGATTTCAACAATAACTCTGTTAATACCGGCTAGGTCTTCACTTGAGAATTCAACCATTTTACCACGATTTGACTTACCGGCAACGGCAGCAACACGTTTCTCTTTGGCATAACGCTGTAGAATCTTAATCATCGCAGTACCGACATTCTCAACTAATCTAACGTAAGATTGTTGTAGCCGTGAGATAAACTGTACAGCTTGAGCTTGGATAAGCGCCAATGCGGCACCTGATTTAAGACTTGATTCTGGTTGACCACGAGTTACTGAGTTAATACCTGAAATGGTTTCCATGGTTTGCTCAAGTTTATTGAGCATAGCAAAGATTTCTTCAGGAGTCTGAGTAAGATTTAAAGGTTCAGGTTTACCACCAATTGCAGTATATTCTAGGATATTTAAACCTCCACTAAGCTGGGTTAGGTTAATATCAGCACCTCTAGGAATGAGTACGTTTTGTACTCCGAAGGCATTTTGGTTAGTTACGATAACGCTATATAAAAGGTTAATTGCCTCTTGAATAGGCATAAGATCGAATAAGATGGTATAACCATAAGGGGTTCCCAAAATATCATCAGGAGACATGCGATACACGGGGATTTCATCATAAGGAAGAGGTCCATCATAGTATACAGCATCACTAGATGAGTAAATTATATAACGTCCATCAGGTAAAGCTTCTGTAGGGCGATGAAAAAGCTCATAAATTGGAATATCGTCAGTGTCTACTGTACTAAAGGTAGGTAAACGTACTGAATCTAAATCAGTTTTAGACTTAATGGCTTCAATGGATTTTTCAAGACTAGGATACTTAGCAATTAAATCATATCGGTTCTTATATGAACGAACAATTAGCCAATCATGCTTATTATGTTCTTTAGAGTGGTCACGAAACACATCAAATGGGGATAAGTTCGTGTATTCTAAGTCGCCTTCGAAGAACTTCTCTCCGGTTTCTTCATCAGAATCTAGCATTCGACCAGCAGTAGCATTCCAATTAAGTTTAACGTAACCTTCACCAAATCAGTGTTTACAGCCCTGGCTTGCATAGCCGGACGATTAGCTGTAGTTAAGTTCAAAAGATGGTCTGCTATGTTTCTGTAATGGTTTACGGCTAGTTTGGTTAGTTCACCTTGGTCGCCAGCTACGGATAACTGATGGTCTGATCCGGTTTCGCTAAAGTTGCCATGATAATAGAACCAGCTCTTACGAACCTTCTCTAAGTAACTGTTAGATAAGGAATGGCCTCCCCATGATTCTACCCTTGCTTCACATTGAGCCACGGCGGCCTTCTGGGGCAAAGCAGCAAAATACTTAGATTGATAAGGAATATCGTCTTGTGCCATATTATCTATTTGTTCCTATTCCTAGGCTTAATGTTAAATACCGATTTGAAGCTCTCAGCTGTCTCACTAAGGATTACTTGACCTTTATCAAATACGTCAAAAGCCACGCCGTGTATTAGTCCATAAGGGTTCTTTTGCCACTGGACATTTCGTACCATGTATACCAAAGCATCTACTAGATCATAGTGGCCTTCATTCTCGGTACGTTCAAAAGACGTTCGCTTCTTATTCCAAGTAGCTGTTTTTAATTGAAAAATTAGATTCTTGCAGCGTGGATGTATAATAATCTTCTGAGCACGTATCTTATTACGAAGGTCATCAATAGCAGCTTCCTTGCCATCTTTACGTGTAGGTGAGAATTGTAATTTGTGCTGAACTTGTAGTTCTTTAAGAACAATCAGGTCATCATCAGAAACTCGCATATAAGGAGGGTTTTCTAGTTTGGTAGTAGGGTCTTGCCATAAAGCTGCTTCTTTATCTTTAATTATTTTGGCTATTTCAGTAGATGTGGTCTTCATGCCATTGAGTAACCCCTCATCTTCGATTACCAATTTTCCATTGTTGTAATCTAAATAGGCAAATAAGATACCTGTAAAATCTACGAAACCTATGTCCATAGACACATACCTGTCTCTACGTTTTGGGGCTTCCCAATCTTTAACGCACATAGCTTCAGTTAAGTTATCGAATTCAGGTATAACTAGACGATCATCTGATACTATATCGTTACACATAAACTCGCGTTGCCATGTAGCAGAGGTCTCTCCACCAACAGATTGCTTAATTTCTTCTAAGATATCTAAATGAAACCTATTTTTAATGTGTGGAGGATCATTTTTAGTGTCTTCTACGGCATCCATAATGGTCTTTTTTATATACGCATCATTTAACTGAGCTTCAGCAGCAAACTTATTATAAGGATGGTCAGGCTTACGTGGAGGAGTAGAAGATAGAATGATCTTGCCACGAGTAGTAAGCGTTTGAGGTAATAAAATATCGTTAATAACGTACTCTAGATCATCCATGAATCCAGCTTCGTCTAAAATACTTAAATGGCTTTCAGTACCTCGTAGCTTTTCGGCATTACCTTCGTCAGTACCTTCGATTTGAATAATTGAATTATTCTTGAAATTAAAGACTTTTTCAGACTTAATATAGTCAGGTTTGATATCTTTAGGACAGTCTTCTAGAATCTTTCGAATGGTAGGGATAATGATCTTTTGGGCCATTACAGCTGTAGGACAAGCATATTTAATCTGTGCCCCTGGATTTTGTAATGCGAACTCAAGAGCTATGATAAGTAGAGCAAAAGACTTACCTAAACGACGACTAGCCTTCCATACGATCTTTCTGTATTTACTTTTATGAAAGGTGTTATAGAGCTGCTTTTGACAGGAGTCTAGTTTCCAATGCAGAATACCATTACGCCAAAGCTTGTCTACCGCTTGTTCTTTACTTAACTGGGTCTTGGTCTGAGCCATCCTTGGCTCCTTCCTCGACTACATTTAGCGTATCAGAAATCCGTTCTGACGTTACTAAACTTGCTATTTGTAATAATTCAGCTTCTTCTGGGGCTTCTAGAGCCTTAGGTTCTTCTGGGACTAACTCAATAGCTTCAGCAGCTTTAGCTAGATGCTTATTTTTAACTAATAAATCAAAGACTTTAATCTCTTCATAATTTAAGAGACCAGAACGCGCACGTTCCAACAACCTATTAAGTTGTAAGTCAGCTATTTCTCGTTCAACAGAATACTCTTGAGCAAGAATAATTCCGTTAGTCTCTCTTGCTTTTTTGCGCATCTAATTGCCTTTTAACTTCATCGTAAGCTTTAGATAGCTTTTCTAGTTCTTTATCAGCCTTTTCT